TATAGACCAGCCCACAATTCCAGCAGTGCCGTAATAAAACAAGTAAGGGAACAGCATCACAATGCCGCCGGTGGCGTTAGCACCTGCAGGCAATGGAATCTCTTTTAACGCATCAGTTCCTAAAACATCGCCATAAAAAATCTGACCCCCTTCGTCGTTGCATACGCATTGCAAGTTAGGGGCTACGTGCGCAATGATTGAGTTGTCAGTCGTTGATGCGTCATAAGCCGTTTGGAACATCCACTGGTTGTAAGCAGAAGTGACTAGTGCGTTTAGGCCGCCTGCCATATTGGTCACAGTCGTTGTGATGATTGTTGTGTTAGCCACAACAACAAACCCATTTGTAGGTTGACCAGCAGTTGCAGCCGTAATAGTGATCACAGCACCAACCGCAACAGCAGAGTAGTTTGGTGTAGACGTAAAAGCTGTGATGTTTGCCGCAACAGCAGTTGCAGTCGTAGGCAAGTCAGTTGTAAACGCAACAGCGCCTGATGTAATTGTCACGCCATTGACTGTGACGCTATTGACAGATCCAGCTCCTCCGCCCGTTAAGGTGACAGTTCCTGTTGCCGCTACAGCCACAGGCGTTCTAGAGCTGATGACAGAGCTATTTTTAGTTGCGTCAATCGTAAAACGCTCAACAGTAGACGCACCTGCAGAGTGGCAATACTGCAAACTTTGTTGAGTAAAGCTATTAAACCCACGAGAGATTTCAGTCAGATATTTATTAATTGAGCGGTAACCCGCAATTTTTCTAGGAAGTCCCCGCTGAAACCTAACCCACTGGCCATCAACGTAAAAGTCACCATCGTACTTAGTACCATCGCGCTTGATACCGGCAAGAGACTTTAAGACTATTGTTGATTCTGGCATTAGTAGGTACCGCCATTAACCACACCAGAAGGCGCAACGCCTAAAGCGGTCCAAGCTGCTTGTTGTGTTGCAGCAATAAAGATAGCATCGCCAACAGCAGTAGCACCTAAATTAATGCGAGCTCCTGCTGCGGTTGTAGCACCAGTACCGCCATCGGCAACAGATATTGGAGTAGAGACTGTGGATGTATCTGCATCAACAACATTAGTGCCATCACAATAAAATATCCCTCTAGCCCCTTGAGTAATAGTTACTCCTGTGCCTGCAGATGTTTTTACAGTCAGCGTAAAAGCACCAGTAGTGGCGTTGCTTACCCAATACTGTTGCACTGTAGCAGGAACAATAATGACGCGGTTACCTGTCAAAACGCCTGTAAAGTTGTACACAATCCTATTTAATTCAGAACCAGTTAGCGTGTAATTACCAGTCCCTGCAACAGCAATTGAGGTGTAGTCAAAAACAAATGTTGAAGCTTGACCAAACCCTAGTGTGTAGAAGTCTGTGCCATCACTAATAATTACAGACGACTCAGTTGGCTGGTAGGCTTTAGTTGACAAACCATCAATTGTGTTGATGCCGGATGGAGTAAGTGTGACTTGACCACCACCTGAGTTGCGCAAATACATAAACCAGTTATTGCCTACAACAGCGGCGCTTGGCAAAGTCAACACTCCAGCCCCTGACCCAGTCCACAAATACATCTTGGCTCTATCCGTATCGCCTGCCGTGTAGTTTGAGTTGAACTGAGTAATAGGCACAGACTGCGACAATAGTGTGCCCACAGCCACAATGCCTGTACCTGCAAGAGCTGACGCATTAGCAGAAGAGACAGTAGATCCAAATTGGAGCGACTCCCACAAACCGTTTGTAGTAGTGTTGTCTGTCAAATAAACTTGCCAAACAGTTCCAGTAGGAATTGAAACAATTTGCGTACCACCGGCGTTTTTAACTATAAAAGTTTGAGCGCCTTGGTTATTGAACAAGATTGTGTTGCCAACGCCACTTTTTTGCGCATCTGGCAAAAAGATTGACCTACCTGAATTAGTAGCTGTTACATCAATAATGCGTGTTGCAAGATTGGTATTAGTACTAGTTTCCTCAGGCCAACTTAGCGTCACATCCACGGTTGTTAGCGTGATAGCGCTATAGCTAATCTCGCTTGGATAAATGTTTGCGCCACCAAAGACGTCTGTATAGATAGGCATTACGCTTCACTCCTATTTGCTGAGCGGTCCATGATGCGCTTGAGGTCTTCTCCATTGAGAGCCTGAGCAGCACGGTCGTACATTCCTTGCCACGTCTGAATACGCTCGTCTTTTTTAAGGAATGGAGCAGCCTCAAGTAAAGTTGCGTACAGCAACACGTCAGGGGCGTATTCAGTAAGATAGTTGGTTTGTAGGTCATCGCCCAAAAGGGCTGGTTGTTCGTAGTACAAAATCTCAAGAGTTTGTACTGTAGAAGGCGTTGGCGTTATCAGCCAATGCTGATAGTCATAGTCTGCATAGAATTGAGGCGCTGCAGTCTGGGATTCATTAGGCCAATAGCTGCGGCAATATTCGTAAGCCCTGGCAAAAATAGGCGACCCTGTGACAGTCATACTAATAGTGTCGCGCCATCTGTCAGGCTTAAGGTAAACAGCCACGCCAATGGATAAAGGGGTACTTACAGCCCTAATAAACCCTTGAATTTTAAGCTCTCGGGCAATGCGACGCTCACCTAGTGTAACTAGGCGAGGAAGCTGGTCGTAAACGATTTGGTCGCTCTCTTGTGTGAAACCACGCTCAAGGTAGCGTCGCACGTCCACCAGCAGACTGTCGTAAGTCATGCTATAGCTCATAAATACTCCATGGGTATTAGCCGCTGATTCAGCATGCGCAGTTTGATGAATTATAACCTTTAACCAACATTACGCTCAAAGTGAGGGCAGTCTACTAATGACTTAAAGTTGCCGCCCCAACGGTTCTTTGGATGTAATGTTTCCCAATATGCCCCAAGAGGAGCAAGGATTGCCTTGTCCCAAATGATCTTGCCATCCTTGAAAAAATTCAGGTCTATGGCACAACGTTTTAAATGGATGGAATTCATGGTCTTAGACCGCCCCGTCTTAAAGTAAATGGCTTGCTGTTCGGGCGTACGAGCCAGTTCCCCGCCAGTCACCACGAATCCTTGGTCGGTGGCATATTGGATTAGCTTGCACATGTCCAACAAAAATGCAGCTTGTTCGGTGCTTAAACTCATTTCTCCTCCGTTTCGCCATGCGACAGCTTCACGCCAGCAAGTAAGCCAATAAAGCCACCAACAATGGTTTGAAACGCTGGGCTAATCAGTTTGAAGATCTCGGCGTTATCAACAAGAGGGTCAAACAAGCCAGCCATCAAGACGCCAACCATGCCAACAACAACAATGCATAGTGTGAAACTGACCATCAAAGTCACAAGAAAAGTTAGTTTTGCTTTCATTTCTTACCTTTCATTTCAGCCAGTTTCTCAATAGTTCTGCCACCAAAGTAAGCACCCATTATCAGCATACCCCACTGCCCAAGCAATTGGACATAGGACTCGTTGGCGTTTAAACCAAAGGCACTCATCATGGCAAACAGAAAATAGCCAAAGAAAATGGCAATTAGGCTCATGGGGCGGATGTTCTTGGACAACCAAGAATCGCTGTTCATGTCCGATTGCCAGCGGTCTGTGACGTTGTCGTCTTCGTTCTGCGCGGCTTTGGCAAACAGCTCCAGTTCAGCCAACTCCATCTTGGCCTTCTCAATACCTAGCTCAAGCAAGCGTTCTTCATGCTCAAACTGCAACTGGCGCAAGTTGCTGACATCTTCTGCGGTTGGGTTGTCGGGTATTTTTACACCCAAAGTTTTTTCAACCACCTCTTTGCCTTTGGCTTGGATTGCGCTAGATAGCAGGGTAAGCCCGTTTTGAGCTAGGCTACCTAGGAGGGATGCGACTATGGGAATCATCTCTTCTTTCCTTTTCAAGTTCTCTACGCAGTTTTTCCATCTTTTCAATCTGCACCTTGGCATCATGCTTGGCCTCAAGGACATCCAAGTACAACATTCCAAGCAGCGGAAGCAGCATTACTACAAGCAAGCAAGCGGCAATCCATCCCACAACTATCTCCCAATCCTGTACAAGAGGCCGAGGAGCAACCACATATATAGGAGGAATAGGATAGTCGCTAGCAGATACGCCTGCCTTTCTTTTAGCAGCCTTTCTTGCTCCTTGCGTTGCCATGACTCATCATCCCGTTTCTTCCTTGCCCTGTCTTGCTCTACCTTGATGACATCTCGCATATCAAACACTTTGGAGTACAAGGCCCCCATCTCTTTAGGAGCGCCGTATACCATCGCTTCTCTTATCTCAACCTCCAACAGCGCCATTTGGTCTTGAGCCATTACCCGCTTTAGGGCGGCTTCCATCAGGTTAGCGTCAGGGTCGTAGACAGTTTTGCTCTTCTCTTCCTCTTCCCTTATGTGGTCAGCAAGCTGTTCTTGCAGCTTGAAGAATTGAGACAACTGAGTAACAATGTCTGCCATGACTTGGGTTTCGTCAACGGCTACATAGGTTTCCTTCTTTTTCGCCACAGGCTTTGGCGTGTCTTGTTTTGTTCCAAAGAGCTTAGACCAGAACCCACGGACTTCGTTTGCGACACCAACAACGTCATTGACGGCTGACTTGATTTCCATGAAAGACGTTTTTGCGTCTTTGTAGAGTTTGCATCCTTGTTTAATTGCGGCAACACA